ATGGCGGAAGACCAGTATGAGCGCTTGGTTTCGGAGATGGAGAGCCATCATCAGGGTGCGCGCAATGCGGGGCGGCCGATGCTGCTTGAGGGCGGTTTGGACTGGAAACCGATGGGGTTTAGCCCATCCGACATGGAATTCCAGAAAACCAAGGAGAGCGCGGCGCGGGAGATTGCGCTGGCATTCGGGGTGCCGCCGATGTTGCTGGGGCTGCCCGGTGATGCGGCTTATGCCAATTATGCCGAGGCGAACAGGGCGTTTTACCGGCAGACGGTTTTACCGCTGGTGGGCAAGCTGTGCGGTGCGCTGGGGAACTGGCTTTCGGATTATTATGGCGATGTGATGAGCCTGAAGGCGGACCTTGATAGCGTGCCGGCGCTGAGCGTGGAGCGCGAATCGCAGTGGCGGCGAGTGGCGAATGCGGGTTTTCTGACCGATGCGGAGAAGCGGGCAATGCTGGGCTTGCCTGCCAATGGCTGAGCGCAAGACGGGCGGCTCGCGGTATTTGTATGAGCCATTTGATGCGGCGCAGGCGCGGATCGAGGCGCATGAGCGGGTGACGGACGAGCGCTGGAAGGGGCTGGAGCGGCGGCTGAACGGTATTGAAACCATGCTGGAGCGGCTGGAGCGGCGGATGTGGCTGGCGGTTTATGGTGCGGCGAGCCTGTTTCTGGCGAATGTCGTGGTGGCGTTTTTGCAGGGATGAATGGGTGGTGGGGTGGAACCCCGCCCTACGGATTTCAAAATATAGAAAGGGAATGGGATGAATTATTCTCCTTTCGTAGGCCCTGCCTACGAAACCAAGTTTTGCGCGCTGGAGGAAGCGGCGGTAGATGGCGCGGTGATCAGCGGCTATGCCAGCCTGTTTGGCGCGGCGGACCAGGGCGGCGATGTGGTGCAGCCCGGGGCCTATAAGGCCTGCTTGCAGCGGCTGAAAGCCAAGGGCGGCAAGGTGAAAATGCTCTGGCAGCACGATGCGACCAAGCCGATCGGGGTGTGGGACGAGATCGTGGAAGACGCCAAGGGGCTGCGGGTTTCGGGGCGGTTGCTCACCGAAGTGCAGGCGGGCTTTGAGGCGCAGGTATTGCTGGAAGCGGGGGCGATTGACGGCTTGTCGATCGGCTATCGCACCAAGCGCAGCGAGAAGGCGGCATCGGGCCGCTTGCTGCACGAGATCGAGCTTTGGGAGGTGTCGCTTGTGACCTTTCCGATGCTGCAAGAGGCGCGTGTGCAGCCTTCTTCGGATGAAGAGGCGTTGGCGCAAAATCTGGCGGAGACCTTTCGGGCTGCCAGAGACATGCTGGCTTAGGCCGGCTTAACTTAAAGGAAAAACCAATGGGTAAAACCGAAACCAAGGCGCAAGGCCCGGCTGTGGAAGTGAAGGCTGCACTGCAAGGGTTCTTGTCTGAATTCAACGAGTTCCAAGGTGAGCTTAAATCGAAACTTAAAGAACAGGAAAATCGAATTAACATGCTTGATCGTAAATCTATCTCCCCCTCCCGCCCGGCGCTTTCAACGGCTGCCGATCTTGATATGCCGCATAAGAAGGCATTTTCGGCCTATTTGCGCTCGGGTGATGATGACGCGTTGCGCGGCTTGCCGATGGAAGAAAAGGCGCTCTCTACCGCCGTTTCCGCCGATGGTGGCTTTCTGGTAGATCCGCAAACCGCAGAACAGATTACCAGCGTGCTGCGTGGTGCTTCCAGTATTCGGGCAATCGCCAATGTGGTGCAGGTGGAAAGCACGGCATATGATGTGCTGGTAGACCAGACCGATATCGGTGCCGGCTGGGCATCCGAAACCGGCGCAACGGCCGAGACCGGCACACCGCAAATTGATCGTATTTCCATTCCGTTGCACGAGCTTTCGGCTCTGCCAAAGGCCAGCCAGCGCCTGCTGGATGATAGCGCCTTTGATGTGGAAGGCTGGCTGGCGGGCCGTATTGCGGATAAATTTTCCCGCGCCGAGAGCCTGTCATTTATCTCGGGCGATGGCATTGACAAGCCCACCGGATTTTTGACCCATACGGCTGTCGCGGATAATCTTTGGGCCTGGGGCAGTCTTGGTTATGTGGCCACCGGCACAGCCGGCGATTTCAACGCCGTCGATCAGGCCGATGCGATTGTCGATCTGGTTTATGCGCTGAATGCGCAATACCGCGCCAATGCATCTTTCGTGATGAATTCCAAAACTGCGGGAGCCGTGCGCAAGATGAAGGATGTGGATGGCCGCTTCCTGTGGTCCGATGGTTTGGCGGCGGGGGAGCCGGCGCGCCTGATGGGCTATCCGGTGCTGATTGCCGAAGATATGCCGGATATCGCGGTTGACGCGATGGCCATCGCCTTTGGTGATTTTGGCGCGGGCTATACCGTGGCCGAGCGCCCGGACCTGCGCATTCTGCGCGATCCGTTCAGCGCCAAGCCGCATGTTCTGTTCTATGCCACCAAGCGCGTTGGCGGGGATGTGAGCGATTTTGCCGCGATCAAGCTTTTGAAATTTGCGGTGGCCTAAGGCGCAAGCCTGGCCCTGCAATAGGTCGCCCCGTTCGGTGCGGCCGGCTCCCCTGTGCTTTCCGGTTTGCTGTTCCTCCCTCCGTATGGGCGGCACAGGGGATTTTATTTTTCTGGCGTTGCGTGGTGGGGTGGAACCCCGCCCTGCGCCTTATCGAACGGATAGAAATGCGCGGCACAATTCTTAAGGACCCGAATTCCGAACTGGCCTTCACGATTGATTGGCAAACCGAAGGTCTTTTGAAGCATGAGCAGGTGGTGGATGATCTCGGGTGGACGATACAACCCGTGGATGATGATGCCGATTGCCTGAGAATTATCGAACAAACGATCAAGGCGAGCTGCTCGCGAGCGGTGCTTTCGGGCGGGGTGGAAGGGCAGGTCTATCTGCTGACCTGCACGGTGGGCACCGATGCGGCGCGGGTGCTGAAACGCGCGGTAATCTTGCGGATTGCAGCGGGCAGTTTGAATGGAGATTTGAATGAGACTGATTGAAACGACAACGCTGACAGCGGCCAATCTGCCTATGGAGGAGTTCAAGGCGCAGTTGCGGCTTGGCACCGGCTTTACCGATAGCGGCACGCAGGATGTGTTGCTGGAAGCCTGCCTGAAGGCTGCGATGGGCGCGATCGAGGCGCGGACCGGCCGGATATTGGTCCGGCGGCGGTTTTTGTGGCGGCTGAACACCTGGCGGCTTGATGGCAATGCGCAGAATCTGCCGGTAACGCCGGTTACGGCAATGCTCTATTTGCGGATGATGGCGCCGGATGGAAGCTACGATACGGTGGATCCCGCCAGTTACACATTGCAACCCGACGACCAGCGGCCAAGAATTGTTTCGATCGGGAAAAGCTTTCCACCTATTGAAACCGGAGGTTCGGCGGAGATGTTTTTTATTGCCGGATATGCGGCATGGAAAAACATTCCTTCCGCGCTGAGCCAGGCTATGCTGATGCTTGCGGCGTCCTATTATGAAAACCGCGAGGGGATGATCAGCGGTGCTGCGCAAATGCCTTTTGGCATTTCGGCAATGCTCGAACCGTTCAAGCGTATTCGCTTGGGAGCCGCGCCATGAGCGCGCCAAAGCTGAGCCGCGCTTTGGTGCTGGAAGAGCTGGTGCGCGTGGCCGATGCCATGGGCGGCTTCACCGAGAGCTGGGTTGCCAAAGGCACGCTTTGGGCCAGCATGGATGCGCTGGGCGCGGCGGAGCGCATGGTGGGCGCGCGGATGCTTCCGGTGAGCAAATACCGCATTATCACCCGCGCTGCCCCCTTTGGTGCCGATAGCCGCCCAAGGCCCGACCAGCGCTTTCGCGAGGGCAGCCGCAGCTTCAATATCCTGGCGGTGGGCGAATATGACGAGGCCGGTCTTTATCTGGAGATCTGGGCCGAGGAGGGCAGGCTATGAGCTATGCATTGAGCGCGGCCCTTCAGGCGGCGGTATTTTCGGCCCTGCAAGGGGATGGCGCGATTGCGGCCGCGGTGACCGGCATTTTTGATGCGCCCCCCGGCGGGGCGGGCACGCCGCCAACGGGGGCCTATATTACCCTTGGCAATGAGGAGGCGAAGGACCGCTCCAGCGCCAGCCATCGCGGCTGCACGCTGGATATGGAGATCAACATCCATTCCGATTTCGCGGGGTATTCCGAGGCGAAATCCATCGCCGCCATGGTGGTGGACCGGCTGGATCTGGCCGATCTGCCGCTAAGCCGTGGCGCATTGGTGAGCCTGAAATTCTTGAAATCAAGGGCGCGCCGCGGCGTGGCCCCCGAGACCCGACGGGTTGTGCTGATATTCCGCGCAATTCTTGATGATGGCACAATATAAGGAAAGCATAAAATGGCAGCGCAAAAGGGCAAAGACCTTCTGATTAAAATCGACATGAGTGGCTCGGGGACGTTTTTGACGTTTGCGGGCCTGCGGGCGTCGCGGATTTCGTTTAATGCGGAAACGGTGGATGTGACCAATATGGTGAGCGCGGGGGGCTGGCGGGAATTGCTGGCGGGCACCGGCGTGCGCTCGGCCAGTATCAGCGGCTCGGGGGTGTTTCTGGATGATTTCACCGACGAGCGGGCACGGATGTATTTCTTCAACGCCGAGATCCCGCTATTTCAGGTGATTATCCCCAAGCTCGGCACGCTGGAAGGGCCGTTCCAGATTACCTCGCTGGAATATGCGGGCAATCATGATGGCGAGGCGACCTATGAAATCAGCATGGCCTCGGGCGGCGAGCTGAGCTTCATATCGGATCTGGCATGAACCCCTATCGCGGCGAGGTGTCGCTGGTGGTGGATGGTGCGCCGCGCGCCATGCGGCTTTCGCTCGGGGCCTTGGCGGAGCTGGAAGCGGCCCTGGGCGAGGATTCGCTGCTGGCAATGGTGGAGCGGTTTGAAACCGGCAGCTTTCGCTCGGCGGATCTGATCAGCCTGCTATTGGCGGGGATGCGCGGCGCGGGGCAGCCCATGGAGCGCGAAACCCTGGTAAACGCCGCCATCGAGGGCGGACCAATGGCGGCGGCCAAGGCCGGAGCGCTGCTGCTGAAGCGGGCCTTCAGCGTGGCTGATGAAGCGGTTTGACTGGCCCGCGCTGATGCGGCTGGGGCTGGGGCAGCTGCGGCTGCCGCCCGATCAATTCTGGGCGCTGACCCCGGCGGAGCTGGCGCTGATGGCGGGGCTGGACGGCGCGCGGGTGATGGACCGCGCCGGGCTGGCGGAGCTAATGGCAATCTATCCCGACAAGGAGAATGAAAATGGCTGATATTACATCGGATCTGGGTAATCTGGATATGGCGCTGGGCGATCTGGAAGGCTCGATCGCGGGCACGCAGGCGGTTACGGCCAGCTTCAAGGCGGAGCTGGCGGGGGTGAATACGGTGCTGGCCGCCACCAGCGCGCAGGCGACGGGCTTTCAGCGCTCGGTTGGCAGCAGCTTGCGAAACGCATTTGATGCGCTGGTTTTTGATGGCGGCCGGCTGACGGATGTATTGCGCGGGCTGACGCTTTCGATCGCGGATTCGGCGCTTGATTCGGTGCTGAAG